TACTTATAAATTTGATGTTGGTCGCTCTCGGAAATCTTCTTTCCATGCCTCCCGACAGTCCTACACGTATTCTCAGGCTGAAGTACGTAACAAATACGTACCACAGCGCCGTGGTTCTCAAGCCCAAGTAGCACAACAAAAGACCATGGAAGGTACGGGAGAAGTATTCACCGACCCTCTGGATGAATTTAAGCCTCAAGTGTTTAAAGAAGCCCGTCGTTCTACGGACATTGGTAATGGTGCTGATGAACACAAGCGCCGTGAGCCTGCTGGAAAATACCGTGGTGCTGGTAAAGAGGCGTACCGCCAAGGTAACCGTGGTAACTCAGAAACATCTGTAAACCGCCAACTCAGGTACTCACAGGGATAATTGTGGCAACTCCTCTTTTTAAAATTCTTCAGCAAGTTTCTGATACTGACCTAAGCCGCATTCCACCAGCCCGTGCTGGCGCACAGTTCAAGCAGTTTGCACAGTCCAGAGGCGCTAGTCGTAACTTGCAACTATTGGTTGGTCAAAAATCCAACACAAAGACAAATAAAAACGAAACTTCTACAAACCCAATGGCACAGCGTGGTTTACAAGCCACACTTGCTCTGGCACCTGCTGGTACATCGGGAGTTGCTGATACTTGCGGTTCTTGCTCTACACCTGGATGCCGAGAAAACTGTCTTAGTGATGCAGGTCGTTTTTCAAATGATGCTTCACAACGTGCCCAACGTGTTCGTACTGAGTTTGGCGCAGAACACCCTGACCTTTTCTTGGCACACCTTCGTGACTCACAACGAAGCCACGCTGAAGAGGCTTGGGCAGCAGGTCTTCACCCCGTGTTCCGTAGAAACACTTTGAGTGACATCCCGTGGCATAAACTTCCTACGGCTCCTACTCTTATTGGAGAATACGAAGAACATCCAAGTGGCATTATGATTCCAAAAGATTTGCAACACCTTCCTGGTGCATCTACATCTGAATACACAAAAGAAGACATGCGTGGTGTTGTGGATAAAGAAGAAGACATTCCGTACAGAAGCGTTAATCTTACACGTAGCGTTAGTGAACTTACGACTGCCCCACGTATTGAACAGGTACTAGAAGGTGGTGGTAACGTTGCTGTTCCAGTTGCAAAAAAGAAGAAAGACACTCCTCACGAATTTTTAACTGTTGAAGATTCATCAGGACGTACCGTTACTGCACCAACATTTGACATGGACCGTGACGACGCTCGTTGGGCAGACCCAGAGCAAGGGCACATTGGTGTCCTAACTGAAAAACAACGTGGTTCTTTTGGTTCAGGTGAATATGCATTAAATCCTCATACCAATAGGTTTGGGTTTGTACGCCCACACACTGCTGGTCAAGCCTCTGACGTTCCTGTTCGCATTCGCCGTCAGCACTTTGATGCTGGACATGGAATGTAATACATGGACCCCGCACTTGCCACTATTATCGTTGCGGTAATAACAACCTTTGGTTTTTCCATTAAAGAGTTTAAAACAATGAAAAAGGCTAACTCCCTTGACCACGGTCAAGTAATGCAACAATTAAATAAAGTACAAAGTAGTGTTGATAAAGTTGGGGACCGCCTTAACGACCACATTGACTGGCATGTAGATAAGCAGTAGTTGACAGCCTGACTGGGATGATAGTATGTTGGTGATGTGGTTTGTGAATAAACCGCACTAACAGAAGGAATACCAGTGGAAACACATTCACTTGTTGAGGCATTAAAAACGCCACAAGCACACGGTATAGGCGTGAATTGCAAATTCTCACAGATTCGTGACCTCCTCTCTGCGGAAGAGATGGAAGCCCTAGATAAAGCAGTTGACGGTATTCGTCAAGATGCTGGGATGGGAAAGTCCAAAAGGTTTAGCGCCTCATGGTTATCAAAAGTACTTGATTCTTTTGGTCATTTTGTAAGTGTTTCAACTGTTCAACGCCACGTAAACAAGGAGTGCTCTTGTGAGCGAATTAGCCGATAAATTATCCACACCCCCTGAGTCCAAAGCACAAGCCCTTGGCAAGTTAGTAGAAATCCTTGACCGTCAAAACATTGACATCAATGAAATTGGTTCTGTAAAACGTGTAAGCCTTTATCAGTCATTGACTAAAGACCAAGATGGTGAAGCACAAATCCATGACCTTGCGGCTATTCAGTTCTCACCTAAGTGGGCAGAAGGTCCTGAGTGGGACCCTGTTAACCAAGGTCCTGCAATTAAGTTGCCTAAAGTTACTGTTAAACAGTCGGTGTCTACTTGGAAGAAATGTGTTGTTCTTCCTGACATCCAGGCTGGGTTCTTTCGTAATGCAAATGGAGAACTGGTCAGTACCCACGACCCAGTTGCAATGGACTACGCACTTGCAGTTATCAAGGCAGAAAAGCCTGACATCGTAGCCCTCAACGGAGATAACGCTGACCTTCCAGAGATGTCAAAGTATCGGTTGAGTCCTGCGTTCTCTATGACTACCCAAGCAACAATTGATTACCTAACCACGTTGTGCGCCCAAATCAGAGATGCGGCTCCTTATGCTCGTATTATCTGGATGGAAGGTAACCATGAGATTCGTCTTACGAACTACATCATTGACAATGCTAAAGCCGCATTTGGGTTGAAGCAGGGTAATACCCCTACCTCCTTCCCAGTGCTCTCTATTCCCTTCCTGTGCCGTTTTGAGGACTTTGGGGTGGAGTACTTCGCTGGATACCCAGCCAGCCAGTTTTGGCTAAACAACCGCATCAAGATTATCCATGGAACCAAGGTGGCTTCGGGTGGCTCTACCGCCCATAAGTACCTAGGCACAGAAAAGTCATCTGTGGTCTATGGTCATATTCACCGCCGTGAGTGGGCTGAGCGCACCCGTAGCGACTGGGATGGTCCAAAGACCATTGCCGCCATCTCCTTTGGCTGTCTAGCCCGTGTGGACGGTATGGTGCCATCTACCAAGGGTGGCATGGACCTAGATGGTCGCCCAATCACCTGCGTAGAGGATTGGCAACAGGGGCTTGGGATTATTTACTACCAAGAGGGTGATGGTGCTTTCCACCCCGAAATGCTTCCAATCCATGACGGAACCATGTTTTATAAGGGCAAGTTACTAGGTGTAGAATAGCCAAATGGAACTTTTACCCGACTTCAAGAAATTCGTAGAATCTGTATTCGGGAAGAAGAACCCTACTAAACCTCCGCTTGTTGAGGTCCTTTGGTTAGACGCTTCCGACATTGAAAATGGTTGGTTTGGTCATGAAGAAATTCAAAAGGCTAAACCAGCAAAATCACTTTCAGTTGGTTATCTCATGCACAAAGATGCTGAGTGCATCAAGTTAGTGTCACTCATTAATGACACACATGCTGGAAATGGAATTATGATTCCTGCGGGCATGGTAAAGAAGATTAATTACTTACACCGCTAAACGTAGTATCATTGGGGTATCCCCTTCTATCAGGAGCATTCATGGCTACAAAGAACCAGCAAGTCGCAGACCAGACTCTCAAGGGAGCAGTCGTTGGCGCTCTCTCTTATTTCCTTGCTAAGGCAAACATTGACCCAGGCGCACAAGCCGCAATCATGCCACTTGTTATCACTGGTCTTGCATATGCAAGCACACTTGTTGGTGACAAGGGAACGGCTAACTTCCTTACTAAGGCATCTGTAGAACTTCCTAAAATTGTTGAAGAAGTTACTGCTGAAGTAGCAAAGAAAAAAGCACCTGCTAAAAAAGCACCTGCTAAAAAAACTACTGCTCCAAAAGCCTGAAGTAAATAACTACCAGTACTTGGTGGTAAGGTGTATGCAACATGGCAGTTGATTTTTGGTCCCCATCCTACAGAGCGTCTTCTAGCGACCTCACCGTTGCGATTTCTCCACTTGGTTTGGTGGAACTTGCAGACGAAGAGTTTGAAGTACATGGTCCACGCCTAAACCGCTACGCATCTGCATGGGCTTGGTACCTTGGTCACCACTGGTCTTACCGCCGTGAAATGGGTGAATCACAGTTCTACATGAACTATGTCCGTACGATGTCGGACTACATCACTAACTTTTGTTTTGGTAAAGGAATTCAATTCCGTTGTCCAGAGCAAAATGCCGCTATTATCCCCAGCCTTTTGCATGAAGTGTGGGATATGCATAACAACAAGCATTACGTTTTGTGGGAACTAGGACAACTTGCGTCGGTTACAGGAGATGCTTTTGTTAAAATTGCTTATGAAGAGCCATTTGTAGACTCTGTGGGTATCCCACATCCTGGTCGTATTCGTGTTGTTCCACTGAACCCAGCGCATTGCTTTCCTGAGTATCACCCCCATGACCGTGACCGTCTTCTTCGCTTCAAGTTAAAGTACCGTTTTTGGGGTACATCTCCTGAAGGTACTCGTCAGGTTTACACTTTTACAGAAATCCTTTCTGATGACCTTGTACAGCAATTCATCAACGATGAATTAGTGGATGAGTATCCAAATGCACTTGGAACAATCCCAATCGTTCACATTCCTAATGTGACCATTTCGTCGTCGCCTTGGGGTCAATCAGACATTTGGGACATCATCCCACTTAATCGTGAACTTAACGAAAAGATGGTTGAAGTTTCTGACATCATCAACTACCACGCCGCCCCCGTAACAATCATTACTGGTGCTAAGGCTTCCCAGTTGGAGCGTGGACCCAAGAAGGTTTGGGCGGGTCTTCCTAAAGATGCCAGCGTATTTAACCTTGAATCACGTGGCGAGATGTCTGGTGCACTGGAATACATCCAAGTAATTAAGCGCACTATGCATGAGATTACTGGTGTGCCTGAAACGGCACTTGGTCAAATGCAACCAATTTCTAATACCTCTGGCGTTGCTTTGGCTATCCAGTATCAGCCAATGATGAACCGCTTTAACATGAAGAAGATTCACTTCACTAAGGGTCTTGAGCGGATTAATGAAATCATTATCCGTACTGCGGCTGTATTTGAACCACAGATGTTGTTGTTTGATGGTTCTAAATCAGCAATGCCTGAGCCAGACCAACTAACACAGTTGGACCCACTTGACCCTCTGACTTATCACACTACTGTGCACTGGCCTGAGCCACTGCCAGTTGACGTTCTCATTAAACTCAACGAAGTCCAAGCCAAGATGCAACTTGGGCTGGAGTCTAAGCGTGGCGCTCTTCGCATTCTTGGCGAAGAATTCCCCAACGAAAAGATGGCAGAAATCTTTGAAGAACTGCAAGATGACGCCCTTGACCAAGGTGCTTTAGACATGATGCGAGCACAAATTCAACAAGCCATTATGATGGCAACTGGCATGGTTTCTGGTGAATCAGGTGTTGAGCCAGCCTCTGCTGGAGGTGCTAATGTATCTACAACAGGTGCGGAAGCATCTGCCCCCCTCCCTGGGGTCGGTGCCGCTATCGGCATTGAAGGGGAACTCGTAAATAAAATTGTAAGTAAGGCTTACGGTGCAAGGTTCGCCCAGCGTCGTAATCCTGACGAAGATAACTAAACGTTTCACAACATAAGTTCCAATTAGCCAAACAAACAAGGTAGGTAACCACTATGGCAAAGAACCCTAATATCCCCGAAGGGGACATCATTACAGTCCCAGTTGACTCCCCCCAAGTGGAGCAATTTGTAGAGGATGCAATGAAAAAAAGCAATTCCAAACTCTTTTCTGAGGATGAAGTAGAAGGCATCCGTAAGCAGGAAAAAGACAAGATGTACAAGCGTCTTGAAGAAGCCGATACACGAGTAAAGGCAATGGAAGAGCAACTTGGTATTATCACGACTGAACGTGAAAAAGCCATGGAAGAAGCAGAGAAACGTGCCGCTAAAGAATCAGAACTTATCCGTGAGCGTGAAACTTCTGAACTAAGTGCAAAAGAACTCCTTCTAAAGCGTGAAGACGAATTCAACGTAAAGTTGTCTCAGATTGAGCAAGATTACAAAAAGCGTTTTGACGAGATTGAACACCAGCGTTCTCAGCAAGAAGCACTGCTTGAAAAAGAACGTGAAATGCAGGCTTTGCAGTCATATCGCAGTCGTCGTTTGAACGAAGAGCAAGAAGCAATCATTCCAGAACTTATTGACCTCATTGCTGGAAACAGTCAAGAGGAAATAGAAAACTCAATCGCTGTGCTTCGTACACGAAGTAGTGCTATTATTGAGTCAATCCAACAAGCAACTCAGCAACAGCAGGGTCGCTTGAGGGGAGTGCCTCCAACGGCACCTCCCGTTGGGCCAATGGAGAATCAAACGGAATACCAAACGCTTACAGCCGAAGATATTCGGAATATGCCAATGGAACAGTATGCAAAGATGCGTGAACGGCTCATGAATGCCACCCCCTCTCGTAGGGGTCGGTACTAACTTATAACAAATATTATCCTAGGAGGATAAACAA